CACGGTGGACGATTTTCCTGACTCGTTTAAAGCGAACCGCGTATTCGTGGAGCCGATTGCGTTCGGCTCTGCTGCCAAGATCGCTAAGGCGTATAAAGATTTAGACATCACTCCTGAAATCATCACCAATCTTCTGGAGAACGGAACCGTTGAGGACAGCGATTGGGTTCTGGTTAACCTACTACGCGCTCGCCAGCTAGCCGAGTCGCTCAAGGCCAAAGACATGGCCGACATGGCGAAAGATCACGTCGAGCAAGGACACAGTGTCGTGCTGTTTGTCAATTTTACGGAGACCGCCCAGACACTACAGCAGTTGTTGGATTGTCCTGCTATCGTTGGTGGTCAGTCGGCTGAAGAACGGCAACAGATCATCGATGATTTCCAAGACGACAATGAACACGTCATCGTGGTCAATATCGCCGCTGGCGGAACCGGAATCTCGCTGCACGACATCAATGGCGAGAGGCAACGGATCTCATTGATCTCCCCTACCTTTAACGTCAAGGATCACCTACAGGCGTTGGGCCGAATCCACCGCAACGGAGCGAAGAGCGACGCAGTCCAGAAGATTCTGGTTGCCAGCGATTCAATCGAGGAACACGTTATGCGAGTTGTCGAAGAGAAATCGGATAACCTGAACACTTTGCATCAATGAATACAGATAACAAAATTAAAGGACTCACCAAATATAAACAGGCCGTTGTCGAAAAAGTCTGCTCACTAATATCAGATGAGTTCTCAATCGAAATAAATGACCTTTTTGAAATATCGAGAGCTTACCAATACTCAGTTCCGAGATCTGTTGCGGCTGCGCTACTGCACAAAAACTTCGGAATCCCGCAACAGACCATCGCGGATTATTTCGGCTACGTATCACACAGCAGCGTCCCTCATGCGGTCAGATCGATTGACCGTAAAATCAACACCGACCCTGATTTAAGGTATATTATCCGAAACATCTTGAAAAGCGTTGCTAAAGAAATTAAACCAACTAAATAGAATATGAAAAAATTATTTATATTGGCACTATGCGTCACTCCGATTGCCGCAGTATTGTTTAGCTCCGCCTCGCCGGATCTCCCCAAACCTGTCGCGGAAGAAGTCAACGAAGAACCTGAACAAATCAGCGCGTCCGTCCTCCTGTCTAAGTGGCAGTTGGAGAAGATGATGGGTAGTTTTAACGCCGAAGACCATCCGTCGGATATGCGCGTCTTTACTTCTGTAGTCAAAAATTCTGCGGACGGCTGGCGTATCTCATCAACGCATTTGGTGCGTAACCCGAAGAATGTAATCCTACCGACCACAGAGTATCACGTCATTGATTCGTCATACATCGATTTCTCTGGTAACCTCAGAGAGTGTGTGGAGTATGCGAGTTCCTATAAGGGCCACCATGATTATATCGTTGTGCCACTGAAATAAAATTTTGCCGAGAGAGTCCGGCAATTGAGACTTCGCTGACGGGGCAGTGTGACTCTCACCCCGAACCACTAACCAAAATAAAATATGAAAGGCGTAAACAGAAAAAAAAACAGAAAAAGAAGAACAGAACCATACTTTTCTATGATCAGTATGTCTGTATCCAAGTATGCTAAAGGAAGGCAAACTAAGAAAACAAAACGTAGAAAAAAGTAACATTATGAATACTAGACAAAACACTAAACAAAACACTAAACCAAACACTAAAGGAAAAGAGAGAGACTTTGATTTCATGTCCAATATTGATTATATGGAAGACATGAAAATGTTTGATTATTATGCTGGTCAGGCTTTAAATGGTCTTCTGGCTCAAATTCACTTTAAGGATCTTGAAAATTATTGTGATCAAAACGAGCTAGTCGATCTTGCGTGGACTTTAGCTGACAACATGATGAAAGTTAAACATGAAAATATTTGATGTGTATGAGTAACCAACCAGACCATCAAGACACACTTACCGTAGCACGTCGAGATCGACTAAACGAATGTCTACACACTCTTTCTGCGTGGGTAGACAAGCAGACGCTCGTTGAACACAACCCCGACACAACGCTTGAAATTCTTCAAAGAAAAGTTCAAGAAGTAGTCCACTCCGTCGAGAAGGCGGGGTGGAACGCGATACCAGAACACAAGAAGGATAAAACATAATTATGAATACACCAGACCATCAAAGCAGAGGTCACGCGGAGTTCTCTCCGTCGAGCCTGAAGTATGTAGCCGCCTGTGCTGGCTATCAAGGGCGTGACGGCACGTCACCCGCTGCTGAGATGGGGACTCGTATTCATGAGGCTCTTGAAGTCTTCGATCCTTCCGCGCTCCACACTGAACAGGAGCATGAAATCTACGAGCAGATTGTTAAGATGGAGCAGGACTTCATGAGTAACTTCGCTGAGATCGAGGAAGAGCTTAACGAGATCCAAGTAGAGGTCGCGCTCGACGGCACTGAGACGTGGGGAACCTGTGATCGATTCTTGATCCTTAAAGGCAGCGACCGTGCGGTTATGGCTGATTACAAAACTGGTATTAGTATTATCGATCCACCGGAAAAGAACTGGCAAGCTAAAGCATACACGACCGGAGCGTTCCAGAAGTATCCCGACATTAAGGAGATTGTATTCGCGTTCTACGTTCCGCAGCACAGTGCGACGCTGCACCACACGTTCACGCGAGAAGACCTTCCTACTCTGGTCGAAGACCTTAGCCGAGTCATTAAGGCTGGCGAAGAAGTAAGACCGAAGTGGGAGTCTGGCACGCCAGAGTTAGAGGAATGCACCCCGACTCAGTATTGCCGATTCTGTAGGTATGAAGATACCTGCCCTGCGTTAGGCGGACTCGTTATTAGTGTAGCCAAGAAACTCGATACCACTCTACCGGACATCGACCCGACCGACGTTGACAATCCGGCCAGACTCTCTGAGCTATTCAACATCGCGAAGATCGTGGAGAACTGGTCGATGTCGATTAAACGCAAAACACTCGACGCTCTTAAAGACGGCGAGCAGCTTGACGGTCTTAAACTCCGCTCGATGGGCAGAACCAGAAAGATCTCCGATAATGCGACTTTTGTAAAAATCGCAAAAAAACATGGAATAGATCTGGACACTCTTCTAGATCAAGTTAATTTCCCCCTCGCCAAGGTTGCCAAAAAAGCGGGAGCCGACAGCAGACAATCTTTCCTCGACGAATGCGCTGATGCAGGAATCGTAGAAACATCAGACGAGCGGCATAGTGTCGCGACTCAATAAACCAAACCAACAATAATTGATATTATGGCTAAAACCCAAAAGCAAGAAGTCGTTGCTGCTGAGACCAACACTGGTCTCTCCACCAACGTAAGCGGAATCGAAATCGACGTAGAGGACATCGAGATTCCACGTATTAACGTCTGTCAAAAGATGTCTCAGTCCGACGCACCTGTCGGGTCGATTCTCTTCGACAAGACACACGAAATCGCTCCACCGGACACTCCGGTTAAGACGATCACCGTAGCTGCCCAGAAGGGCTGGCGGGAGAACATCCCTTTCGAGGAAGAGGATATCCCCCGCATCGCTTGGTCTAAAGAACAAGCCGACGCCATTGAATCGGAGTCGAATTGGGACATGACCGAGTTCGCAGAGATCACTCTCCTCATGCGTCAGCCTGAAGGTAGTGAAGAAGGCGATGCGTTCCAGTTGCCTATCGGCGACCACAACTACGCATTGGGCAAGATAAACGTAGGTAAGAACGCATACCGTTCAACCTACAAGCGTCTTGCGACATTCGCTGCTCTCCAGTCTGGAGTTCCGATTCATAGCAAAGTTTGGAACTTCGTTTCTGAAGAACTCAGCAAGGGCAAATATACTTGGTTCAACCCGTCACTTAGCGTGACGAAGGAAGAAGCCGACGAAGATGTCACCGCCTTTGTTAAAAACTTTCTCGGAGCGTAGTTATGACTGACGAAGAGAAAGAACAAAACACCCGCGATCTCCTTCTCAACGAGATCGAGATGCTCGACGGCATGATCACTGAAGTCGAGGATCAACTCTCGCAAGTCGGAGGCAACTTGAAAAAGTTGCGGGTAGTTAGGGAGGCACTCCAGCAAGTTACTGGCGAGCAGACCGAATTGGAATTGGACTAGGAATACTAGTAACACATAAGCCCACCGCAGAGTTTTTAACTTTTTTCCCTTTGCGGTGGGCTTTTTCTGCTCACAAATAAACCAATATGATTATATACGCACTAGATTTTGAAACCTACTACGACAAGCACTGCTCTATACGACAGCTTGGCCCGTTAGGTTACTTCTCCCACTACGACTTCGACGCCTATATGGTGAGCGTCGTAGGAGATGACGGCTACGAGTTTGTCGGCCACCCTGAAGATTTCGACTGGAACCTGCTTAACGGCAATATCGTTCTGTCACATAACGCATCATTTGATGAAACACTTTACCTATATGGAATCAACTGCGGTTGGTGGCCGGAGGTAAAACCAGCAGAATGGCACTGCACCGCTGACATGGCCGCTGCGGTAGGCTTGCCGAGATCCCTGAAGAACTCAACCGCTGAAGCTTTCGATCTGGAGATCTCCAAATCCACCCGTGATAATATGTCTGGCAAGACATGGGCGGGTATGTCTAAAGAGTTCCAGAAGGAGGTAGAGGAGTATGCCATCAAGGACTCCGTCCTCTGCCTCCGTCTATGGAAGGCTTACGAGTCTAAATGGTCGCAGTTTGAGCGGGACATCAGCGTCACGAACCGACGTATCGTCCAGAGGGGAATCCCGATTGACGTGGACGATCTACGCAAAGCTAAGGAGACGATCAATGAACTCATCTTTGAAACGGAGAAGGCGATACCTTGGGCGGACGAGAAACCTTTACTTAGCCGGAAAGCGTTCGACGAACACTGCATCCAACTCGGCATCGAGCCTCCAGCCTCTCTCGCTAAGACCGATGTTGACGCCCAGCGATGGATTCTCGCCCACGGCCACAAATACAAATGGATCGAGGCTGTGACGAACTGGCGTCGTATCAATACCATCAAGAAGAAGCTCGATAGCTTCGACTGCGCGACGATGCCGGACAACCGATACTACGGTGGTATCATGTATTTCGGCGGACATACCGGACGCTTCAGCGGTAGTGGAGGTAACCTTAATCTCCAGAACCTACCTAGAGAAGGCATGTTCGGAGTTAATATGCGTAACCTCATTACCGCACCTAAAGGTAAGAAGCTGGTCGTCGTAGACCTCTCTCAGATCGAAGTCCGCACTCTTTGCTGGCTATCTGGTGACCGAGAGACGATGGACGCAATCCAAGCGTCGGACGATATCTACGAAGCGTTCGCTATTCAGTTTGGACTGTGGTCTGAAGATAAAGGAGTCCTGAAGAAGAAGGACGCCAAGCTAAGACACAAAGTCAAGGCTCTCGTATTGGGCTGCGGATACGGCGCGGGGGCTAAAAGGTTTGCTGAGATGTATGATATGCCTCAACAAGAAGCTCAAGACGCTGTAGATCTTTACCGGACTAAGCTTGCGAAGGTTCCCCGATACTGGAGGAAACTTGGCAAACAAGTCGATAAAGCATATGACGTAGGCCACCTGTCTTTACCACTCCCGTCAGGGAGGTCTCTCAACTACGGAAACCTCCGCAAGACTTTGGCCCAAGGACGAATCCAGTTTGTCTCCAGTGTCAACCGGAACGGGCAAAAACGGATCATGAAACTATGGGGCGGAGTTCTCGCGGAGAACCTCTCACAGGCTCTGGCCAGAGATATTTTCAGTTTCATGATGTTAGAGATCGACAAGGCTGGCATAGACATTATCTTCCACGTCCATGATGAAGTGGTCTGCGAGTGTGATGAAGACGAAGCCGAAGAAACCCTACAAAAAATTACCCAAATTATGTCCACTCCTCCTGAGTGGATTAGCGATATTCCTCTGGATGCGGAGGGGGAAATTCTAACCCAATACCAAAAATAATGACCTACAGATATTTGCGTAACCTACGCGACAGCAAAGCCCAGAAAACCAGCAAACTCGATAACCTTAAACTAAAGAAACCTACATTTAAGAACAAAGCTGACTACCGAGAATGGTGCAGTGACAATAATACTGACCACGTATTCTATTCTTGTGTCGAAGGGCGCGCACCATCGAAACGAGTTAGCAACGACAACCCCGTCCACAAGATTCACGGCGTGGTAGCCGACTACGACTCGCCAATCGATTGGAAGTCTTTTCGGAATAATCTGGCTAACGCCTGTTCAGGTATAACTCTCCCTACGTGGGCTAGCCGAACTCAAAGTGGTTACCTTCGACTAGTTTGGGAATTTGATTCAGCGATACCGATTGACCCCTCTATGTATGACTCGTTTATGGGTTACATAAACAAGTCACTGAAGATGGATAAGCTCTTCGCTGGTTTTGACAAGACTTCATTAAAACCTAATCAATACTTTGAGTTAGGTGAAGACTGGGTTAAGACAGGCGACGCGACCCCAATAGACGTGGTCCACGCTTGCCTGTCTAAGGCTGTGTCGTCAAAGCCACCAGAATCTTCCGATACATCAGTGCCTATAGACGTAGTCGCACCCGAAGTCGAATCCCGATTCCCGAATCGTTGGTTCGGTGAATTTGAAGTAGGGGCCAGAGGGCCATTGTTCTGGATCGATGACGGCATCGACCGAGACGGCTGTCAGGTTGTGGAGGACGGCGTTGTGTGTTACAGCGACCGCGCTGGCAAAGGGTTCATGAGTTGGGGCGATATCTTCGGCGGTTCGTTTGTCAAAGACTACGAGACCAAGAAGTTGTCTACCCTACTCGACGAATACTGGTTCAATGGTAAGACCTTCTTCAAGCTCCTATACGGAAACGCCGTGTCGATACCGAAAGAGCAACTCCTACTAGAACTTCGGCAAGCGGGGTTCTCTGTCAGGGTCAGGAGAGGTAGGGCGATCAGCGAGGTCGAGGAAGCTCTCCTGACAGTTAGTAACAACAATCGGATCGATGAGATCGCACCTGTGGTGTTCTCAAGTGACCGCATTGTGTCCTATAATGCTACCCGTATTCTCAACTGCTCTAACCTAGTTCCAGTGGAGCCAGACTCGGATGGAGATCCAGCCAAGTGGCCGTTCCTGCACCAATGGCTGAATCAGCTATTCGCAAACAGTTCAAAGAACCCCGCCTTAGATTATTTTTACTCATGGTTGCAGCGTTTCTATACTGCGGTTTTGGATAGGGTTCCCTTACAGGGACAAGCTCTGCTGCTGGTCGGGCCGACAGGTCGCGGCAAGTCGCTATTGTCGAACAAAATTATCAGTGGCCTTGTAGGGGGTTTCTCTGATGCGTCTGACTACCTGTCAGGTCAGACGAAGTTCAACAAAGACTTAGGTCGTGTCGCCTCATGGGTTATTGACGATACGACCTCGGCAGCTAGCTTCCAAGACCAGAGACGTGCGACCGAACTTCTCAAGCGTGCGGTAGCCAATCCGAGAGTTGAATATATGGCCAAGTATGCGGACGCCATGTCGATTCCTTGGACAGGCCGAGTTACCCTGTCGCTGAACATGGACGCAAACTCACTGTCAGTGATCCCGTCTCTGGATACCAGTAACCGCGATAAGCTCATGGCTTTGTTGATTAGCAATAAGTCCACTAATAGTTTTCCGGCTAACTCCCAGCTAGAGGCTACCATCGAACAAGAGCTGCCCCACTTAGGTAAGTTCCTGCTCGACTGGAAAGTTCCTAAAGAAGTCGAGGACGTTGGTAGGTTTGGGGTTAAGTCATACATCGACCCCACCATCGCGGACGCCGCTTACGACAACAGCAGTCGCAGTTCCATCGCGGAGTTGGTCGAGTTCTTCGCCAAGCGTTGCCGTGAGATTTACCCTGACATGGGTAAATGGAGCGGGACTCTGACTGAGTTTCAGGTGATGGTGCATGAACTAAACAACGGTCGTGACGTTGGTTCTTCTCGTAATCTGGAGTTCTGCCGAAGAGGTATGATCACTCTGGAAGAAGCTAGTCGGGTCAATAACAAGATCCGGCCCGTCATGTCCCAAGGACAAGGGGGAGGTAAGTTATGGAGCATTGACCTAAGTGAGAAATACGATATAGGTTATACTTCGGATGACAAACGAGGACATGAGGAGGCAGGAGCTTTGCGGTGAATTTTGGCTGGATCTGCGTGAAGCCATAGAAGAAGTCGGGGGAGACCCATCAACTATAGACCTTTACGCGGACGCGCCACTTAGTGAGTTCATCGAACTCGTAGCACCAAACGGCATAAGACCCTTCTTTAAAAAGACGGGCCACATCCACCACAAAAAACTACCGCCGGAGGAAGAGTGACTCGAAAGCGTCGGGCCTACGAGTCTTCCTGATCTCGATGTTGTATCCGTCAGCCTTGAAACGGAACCCGTCTTTGTCTAGCGATCCTCTCTTATCGAATCGTTTTTTATGGATGATCGTCTTCTTAGGAGTCCACCCGCAGAGCCATACCTTACGTAGACCTTTGTGGACCCGCATAAAGAAGTATATGTCGGCCTCAAACTTACTAAATTTGGTTCTGACTACTGAAGCGTTGTAGTCCAGTTTAGGCGGGGTGGTGCAGCTCTTGGCCTTAACGTCAACCTTGAGACCCTTGTATTCGTAGTCGTGGGTGAAGGACTTGTCTCCGACGTAGTCGAACTGCTTGAAGGTATTCTCGAAAGCGACCTCACCCAAGAAGCCAGTCATGTTTCCTTTGCCGTTAGTGAATGATGTCCTCAATTCACCTAACGCATCGGATCTTCGGCACGCTTCCGCGACATCTTCTGGCGTAGGTTTGTAGAGTATGAAACGACTCATGATTTGCGCTTACGCGCTTTCTTCAGGAGCCTCTTTTTGCTCCTGTATCTCGCGGTCTTCTCCGCGATCTTTTTCGGCTGCTTGACGTATTGTTTGCCCTTACGCATGCCTTTACGTTTTTTGCGACTGGTTCGGGCATATTCCTCGTCAGTCAAAGCTTCACGCGCAGCCTTCGGTAAATACCGCTCGCCCGTTTTGAGCGACGGCTTACCTGACTTGGTTCCCCACTTCTCCCGTGTCCAGTTGTCGAGGGATCTCTGTGAAGCTTTCTTGGGCATTAGTAACCGGATTGGGGTTTGGCGCGTTTACGGATTATCTTCTTAGCCTTCTTTTTAGTAGACGGCTTAGTGTGTCCGTAGCCTCTCTTCTTCATGGCAAGGTGCTGCTCGTAGGTGTTAGCCTTGTAGCCTTTGCCATTCTTGTCGTACATCATGTGTGGTTTGAAGTCTTTCTTCATCTGTTTCTCTAGGGTTGGGTTTTAGTTAATTTCGATAGCCTCCTCCGGCTTTTTTGTATCGTGCTGCTAAAAGTTGTGCTTTTCGTGCGGACCATTGACCTGCTTTACCGCCTTTAGTCCCTGCTTTGATTGAGTTGAATAGACGCTTCCTCATCGTAGGCTTCGTGTAGTTGCCTGCCTCATTTACTCTGGATTTGCTTTTCTTCTTCATTCAGATACTCTCTGTTCTACTCGTTCTGCGAACGATGCTTTCTTCTTCGCTTCCTCTTTCAGAAGGTTAGCGAGAAGCTCCATTCTGGATGCTACGCCTGAACCGGATTCTTTAGCTGCTTTGTATTCGTCATTATCGAGAAATTCTTTAGCGGCTTCAGTAAATTTACCTTCTCGGATGTTCTCCATCGTTTTAGGTGAGCCGGACAAGCCTCCTCTATAAACAGATGAAATCGCGGCGTCTTGAAGGTCTGGAGAAAGGTCAAAGAACTTGTCGCCAAGCATATCTGATTTAATCGCACGCGACGCCTTATCGGTAATCGATTTCATCATCATGGCTCTAGCGGTTTCTTCCGTGACGGACTTACCAGAAAGATCGGCTTTATCCGCGATGCCGCTCTTCCCCATCGTAATCTTGCCAGTGTAGTAGGGTGACTTCTTATAAGCGGCGTCACTACCATCACCAATGAGGCTACCGTAACCGACAGTCCAATATCCTTTGGAGTCTTTATAAGGCTTGGCGACGAACCCTTCTTTGCTCTTAACTTCTTCTGCTAGCTTTGAAAAACTGTAGGGCTTTTTGTTGGGTGCTACTAATACGGGATCTGGCATTACTTTAGGCGTTTAAGGATTCTTTCGTAGGCTGGAAAGAAGACTTCATCAATACAGCGGACACAGGCTTCTTCTTCAAAGTTTTCGCAGAACGAAATACCAGCGATGTGGAAAGCGGCGTGCAACATTTCATGGCGTAGGGTAGGGATGATTTCGTGTTCTGGGAGTTTATTGTGTAACTGGATTATTCGTTTCTCATGAAGATACTGTCCGTAGCAACCCTCTAACTCAGTCTTATGGATCTTGATCCGCTGACCCGCGATCATGACTGATTTTAAGGATTTCACTTTCTTGATCTGTTACTTGATTTACTGAGTAGTCGTAAGTTTCCGCGTGAGTTGTTTCTAGGATTGCCGTCTTTGTGGTCAACGTCCTTGCCCTTGACCCGCTTCCCTAAGATCTTCTTCATTTTACGGCGTGCGCCATTACGGCTAGCCCGATTCTTTTTCTGTTTCGGCTTGCTATGGTAGTTGTCGTATTCTTTTTGGTAGTCCCTCATGCGTTTTTAAAGTAGCTGACGATTGCCTGTGCGTATACGTCGGCTAGTAGTGCGTGTTTCACATCAAATAGAACCCATTCCTTTGGGCAGCTACCGAAGAAAGGCTCGCAGATCACGGCTGGTGGTGGCACGCTCCTCAAGAACCCGCCCCCGCGACCGTCTGATTCAATCGGCTTGATCCCTCTATCCGACTGCACTTTAAAAGTCTCAGCGTGGGCTTCTCGGAAACACTCAGCCAGACGGCGACCGTTGTTGCTGGTGTGGTAATACAGGTATTCGTAGCCCTCTGCTTTCGAGCTTGAGTAGCTGTTGAAGTGCAATTCAATCGCGATGTCACACTTCTCCTTCGCGACGCTTTCGCCTAACCAGTCCATCGCACCGCCGTAGCTCTCCGACGGATAGTCATCGAACACAACGGATTGGACTCCTTGGTGGCGCAGGTGGTTCTTCAGCAGGTCTGCTACTTTCTTGTTGTAAGTCCACTCGTCTACGCCGCCGACGGAAGTGGCTCCTTTGTCTCCGATCCGGCTGTGGCCCACACAGATGGCTACTTTCTTGAGCTTCCTAACCTTCTTACGCTTGACGGCTTTAGCCGCTTTGTAAGCGGACACAAGTTCTAATATCTTGTCGAGTATTTGGCTTGGACTCATTTGCCGATTATGATTGCGCGACGATAAGAGTAGTCGCTGTGAAACTTCTGGCCTCGTCCTTTTAGCTGGCCCTCTACGAACTGATACGTGGCCCCGTCAATCAGAGTCACGGTCGGGGGATCGAGTAATGCGCTCTCGTTCAAACTTGAGTCGCTTTGCCAAGCGTTCGATCCGCAGCTTTGCAGCAGGAGAACCGTCAGCGGCAAGATCATCAATGTCGTCTTCCAGTTCATAAACGTATCTTCTTCTTTTCCAGTTAATCATAGCGACGTATGCCTTGATTAACTCAGTGAGCAACCTAATCACTTATCTTTAGCCTTGAACACGTTGAGCGCGAGCCAGTCGATAACCTTGTAGGCTTTACCGATAAAGGTATCGTCTGCTGGCGTTGGGGTGAGGGCAGCGATAGCTGATGCGGCTGCGATGACGGCGGTAACAACCCCGAAGAGCTGTTCTTTGTTTTCGATGATGTAGTTAATCATTTTTCTTACGGTTGCGGAATTTCTCAACTGCCGTTATAGCAGAGAGGACGGCGATGATCAAGCCGAGAAAAGCTGAGACCATCTGGATGATTACGTTGATATTTTCAGGCAGCGTAGACATAAAAACGAATATGGATGCTAGGATACCGGAGATTGGGTGTGTAATGTGTTGGAACATTGAATTCTAGTTTCTATTACGGGAATGTTTCGTTTAAATTTCCTCAGTAGGCTCAGGTCTAACAGAAAGCCATTCCAACTCCGTGACGATGGATACGTCTCCTTGATCGATGTATGGCTCAAGGACGGCGAGGTCATCAGAGGTAACTCTCCACGTTGCGAGTTGCAGCATGAGTTGTCCACTTCCGTCGGTGGTAGTCATGAGTTCCTCTGCTACCGGAAGTCCTCTAAGCGTAGATGCTTTTTCACCAAGAATAGGAAAACCCCGCGAGTCGTCCACGTAACCGGACAGCGTTGGATAAACTTCCGGTGTGGCTAGGAAATAATACCAACCAGTGTCTAACTGGTCCTGTTCCAACTCAGTCAGTGGTTCGTCGATGTGTTCTTCTTCAGGCATTAGTAAATAGAGCTTTTGGCGTTAAGGTAATCGCGGGCCTTTGTTGCATTGCTGTCGGTCAATGTGTGGTCGAAAAGGTAGAGCGCTTCGAGGTCAATTGCGGGGACTCCAGTTCCGACGGGGTCTTGTCCGATATGAAAATCCTCGGAGGAAAGATTGCTTAAACTTAATGTGGTTGATTGTTCGTCGCTGTTGTTGACGCGAGAAAATTGCTGTCCGGCCACAGCCTTCACCTCGTGCAGAATCACCCCATTGTCGGGATTCCATTTACCTGTATGAATTCCGCGAAAATTGTGCGAGTGATAATAGGCGAGGTCGTTGTGGGTTTGTCTTCGCAGCGACCACAAGAATGCCTTATCGCTGTTGTAGGCAAACGAAGCATCGCTTGATTTCATCACGAAGACGCGAGCCGACGAAGGGCCACCATTTCCATTTACACTGAACGATGCAAAGAAGTACCCGCCTTGGGTATTGGAATCGTTAAACACGCCGACCAATGACGTATTCGCACCATCGAATCGGAGGAAACTTCTCTTAACAATAGTGGCAGGGTCTTGACCTGATGTGTTGATACTAACAGTCTGTCCCGTGGAGCAAACAAAGGACGACGCTTTGTGTGTAGCGTTGCTAAAATCAATATTGAGTTCCTCGGTTCCGGCAACGGATAGCTTGGCTGTCCTGATGTGGCCGTTAATGCTAAGGATTGACGTGGTGTATTGCTGGTTGAATGAGAGGTGCGTAAATGCGTAAGAATTATCCGAGACACCAGAAGATTTCGTCGCCTTGGTAACCCCATCTTGTTTCAGCGTTAACGTGTTTCCGCTACGCTCGACAGTTAGGGTAGAGGCTCCAGTCGCTATAGACGAGGACAACTGTTGAAATTCGTTATGGGAAAAGTAAAAATACCCGTTATGAACGGCGAGGCGACTGTCAGAAGATGCTCCAGAAACGATATGAAAACTTGTCGAAGACTCCAGATAGACCTTCATTTCAAGCACAAAATCTTCGGAGGCTGCAATAGAGGGGAACGTGACGCTTGCCGAATTACCACTGGCAGAGGGGAGATACAGATGACCGCCTCCTACTGGAACGTGTGCGCGGGGTTGATTAGTCGCTGTAGTCTGAGTCGCATCCACTCCACCACTAACGAGGTTATCCAGAG